CGCCACCGGATTCGTTCGGGTCACGACCGACGTGACCTGCAGCCTTAAATTTGGCGCCGCGCCGGTAGCGACAGCCAACACCATGCGGCTGGCCGCCGACGCGGTGGAATACATCGGCGTGTCGCCGGGCGACAAGGTCGCCGTCATCACTAACACATAAGGGCGCGGCGCTGTGTTCGGCCTTGATTTCGGAAAATTGGGCAGCGTGGGCGGGCGCCGCTCCCTGTACGGAAAAGTAGCGTCCCTGTTCGCGCAAGGCCAGGCCGGCGCATGGTATGACCCCGGCGACTTGGCCACGCTCTACCAGGACACCGCTGGGGCGCTGGCGGTTACTGCAGCTGGGCAGCCGGTAGGGCGAATGCTGGACAAGTCGGGGCGCGGTAATCACATGGTACAGGCCACCGCAGCGGCCCGCGCGCTGGTCCAGGCAGACGGCTCGTTACTGTTGGACGGTATAGACGACAGCCTGATCAGTCCAACCGGCGCCGGTGCCACGACCGGATTTTTCTTCTGTGGCGCGGTTAAACCAACCACTCTACAAATCGCTCATATTTTCAGCGACTTCAACAGCAATACAATGGGCTATCTTGTACAGCTAACCGCAGCTGGAATCGTCCGGTTCAATGCAGGTAATGGAAGCGCTGTCATCCTTATAAATACCACTACCGCAGCTCAGGCGGGCGTTGTATGCCTGCTCACCGCTTGGGATGATGGCGCTGCCTTAAATGTGCAGATCAATAATGGCGTTGTGTCCAGCGTGGCAAGGCCCGCAGTAGTGGCGGGTACGGCCGGATTCACTTTAGGTAAATCAAATGGCGCCCTCGCAAACTTTTTTCCTGGAAACATTTACCCATTCATCTACCGCAGCGGCACGCCAATGACCCCGGCCGAGATCGCCGTGGCGCAGGCATGGTGCCGGGGCAGGGCGGGGTTGTGAATGATCAAAGTTGATACCAAGCTGAGCGGCGACCTGGCCGGCGACCTGCAAAAGTTTGAGAAAAAAGTCAAGGAATCCGTTTTGTTTTCTGGCGTGGCCGCCATGGCGAAAGTGACTTACGACGAGGTGAAAGCCAATGCTGCCGGAGCCAACGACGGGCCACATATCAAGACCGGCACGCTTTACAACGCCATCTACCGCGTCTACTCGCCTGAAAAATCCACAGATGACCAAAAAACCTACCGGGTTTCGTGGAACAAGAAAAAAGCACCTCACGGACACCTCATTGAGTTCGGCACCTCCCGCGCGCCCGCGTTCCCGTTTGTCAGGCCCGCATTCGATCACATTCAGGCCGCCATTGACGCCGGCCGCGCCCGCATGGCGCAGCGCCTGGCCGACGGCGTGGTAGAGGCACCGGCGCCATGAACATCGAGGCCACCGTGTACGCTACGCTACAGGGCCTGGTCAGCGGCCGCATGTACCCCGACGTAGCGCCCGAGGCCACGCTGCGGCCCTACCTGACTTATCAAAAGGTAGGCGGCGCCGCCGTCAACTTTCTGGACCAGGCGCCGCCGGGTACGTCCAACGCCCGCATACAGGTCAATGTCTGGGCTGACACGCGCGGCAGCGCCGCCGCCCTGGCGCGAATCATTGAGGACACGCTGCGCGCCGCGCCCGGCCTGCGGGTAACGGTGGAGGGCGGGCCGGTGTCGATTTATGAGCCCGATACCAAGCTGCGCGGCTCGATGCAGGATTTCAGTTTCTGGACGCCGGATTAAGCGTCAAGGTTTCCATCCCGCCCTTTCCGGGCACAGCCAGCGGCGCCTTTTCAGGCGCTTTTTTTATTCCCAGAAAGGATAAATACTATGTCAGTCTCAGTCCCCAACGGCGCCCTGGTCGCCATCGCCAACGGCTATTCAGCAGCGGTACCAGTTACCGCCGTTACCAATGCCACGCCAGCCGTCGCCAGCGCGGTCAATACCTTCACCGCCGGGGATTTTGTCGAGTTCACCAGCGGATGGTCGCGAGTGACAAACAAGGTGGTGCGCGTCGCCGCACCAACGGGATCTGCGTTTAGTCTGGAGGGGATTGATACCACACTGACCGGCATCTACCCGACAGGCGGCGGCGCTGGCACGGCGCGCAAGGTCAGCGGGTGGACGCAGCTGTCTCAAATCCTTAAAAGCGACAGCTCAGGCGGAGAAACGCAGTTCATCACATATACCTTCCTCGAAAGTGATGCAGAGAGACGTATTCCCACCGTCAAAGCCGCTTTTGGATTGACGTTTTCAGTCGCCGATGACGCCACGCAGCCAGGATTTATTTTGGCGTCGGCGGCGAATGACGACCGCTTGCCGCGCGCTATTCGTATCACGCTTCCATCCGGCTCGGTACTGTTGTTCAATGGCTATATTTCCGTCAACCGTACGCCCAGTTTGACTATCGGCGAGTTGATGGCGTGTGAAGTCACGATATCGCTGCTGGCTGAGCCTGTAAGGTACGCAGTTTGAGAGTGCGTTAAAATAGCGAAGCCGGTTTGGTCCTGACAGACCAAGCCGGCTTCTAATCAATCCGACTAATGTGGAGTCATCATGACTGAAGCTAGTTTAACGGTAAAAACCTGCCGAAAATGCGGCACCTTGTTTAGCGGCAGGGCATGCAAGGTTTGCATCAAGGCCTATAACATCGCCAACAAAGAAAAACGGATCGCAGATATAGCTGCGTGGCGTGTTGCCAACGCCGAGAAGATCAAGGCTGACAGCGCAGCCTATTACATCGCAAACCGTGCCCAGCAAATAGCATAGGCTACAGCGTACCGTCTGGCTAATCCTGAAAGGGTTGCGGCCACAAGCGCCTTGTACCACGTCGCCAATAAGGAAAAAATCGCAGCCAGAGTGAAGGTGCAGCGAAGCGCCGACCCTGAAAAATATGCGGCGATGTCTAAACGGTGGTGTGAGGCTAACCCCGACAAGGTGCGAGCCAGATCAGCCGCTAACTATGCTGCGAACCGGGAAAAATCTATTGAATATTCGAAGGCCTGGCAAAAGAGAAACCCGGAAAAGGTAAAACTTAGAAACGCTGCCGTGTACCTCAGTCGGGATAAAGAAAAAGTAAGCGTGGCACGCGCAGTATGGCGTGCGGCGAACCCAGGAAAAGATAGCGCATGGCGAAAAGCATGGACTGACGCGCATCCAGAAAACAAACGAATTTCCCACCAAAATAGAAAAGCAAGAAAAAAGGCCAGCGGCGGGAAACTATCGCAGGGACTGATTGCAAAGTTGCTGATACGGCAAGATGGTAAATGCGCTTGTTGCGGCAAGTCACTAGAAGACGGCTATCACCTGGACCATATCATGCCGCTGATATTGGGGGGCCCGCATGCCGACGAAAATATGCAGTTGTTGACGCCGCGATGCAATATGAGTAAGGGCGGACAGCACCCGGAAGAATTCAAGAAATTAAGCGAGTCAAAAATTCTATAAATTTTAAAATCACCAAATTAAGGCCCGCCATGCAGCGGGCTTTTTTATTGGTCAAACCATGCCAAAACTCAGCATCATTCCCGCGCCTACCTTCACCGCGCCCGTGCCCATGCCCGTGCCGGGCGGCGAGCCCGACCCGGTACTTATCACCTTCAAGCACCGCACCGCCGACGAGCTGGCCGAATTTGTCAAGACCCGCGAGGGAAAGCTGGACTTCGAGACCTTCCCGTTGATGGTCACAGCATGGGATTTTGCCGAGGACTTCACCCCTGAAAACATCGCGCTGCTGCTGCAAAACCGCCCCATGGCCGGCCTGGAAGCCTTTCGTGTTTATGTGAAAGAGTTGAACAAGTTCCGCGAAAAAAACTGAAGGCGGTGGCGCGGGCGCTGTACACCGCACCACCCAGCGCCGCAGAAGCAGCAGCATTCGGACTCACGGTCGAGGAGGCCAGCGGCCCGGAGCTCGGGCTTTGGCCCGATTGTGTGCAGTCTGTGAACGTATTTATCTACCTAGGCACGCAGTGGCGCCACGGCCAGGCCGGAAAGACCGGGCTTGATTACGGCGCTGTGCCCGCCGTGCTGCGCCTGCTGGGCGTGGCGCGGCGCGACTGGATGGGTATTTTTGAGGATCTGCGTGTGCTGGAATCCACCGCGCTGCAAACCATCTACCAAGGGAAAAATTAACAATGTCCGACACGATTGGCCGGGGCGTTATCGAGGTTTCGGCTGATGCCACCAAGCTGCGCGCCGGTATAGACGAGGCCAAGAAATCCATACGGGAGCTGGGCAGTACAGCTGAGGACGCCACTAAGCGGCAAAGCGCGAGCATTGATAAATACATCAAGCAGCTGGGCGTGCAGGCCGTCACGCTGGGTAAAAACACACGCGAAACCGAGCTGTACCAGCTGGGCCTGCGCGGCGCGAGCAACGCGCAGCTGGCCGCCGCCAATAGCGCGTTAAAGCTGACCGAGGCGCATGAGCGCGAGCAGCGCATCAGGTCCGTCATCAATACCGGCCTGATCGCCGCCGCCGGGGCGGCAACGCTGGCGGCCGGCGCGTTTATTTCCATGGTGACCAGCTCGATCAACGCCGCCGACAACCTGAACGACCTGAACAAGAAAACCGGAATCAGCGTAGAGAGCTTGTCCGGCCTGGCGCTGGCTGCCAAGCAGTCCGGCTCCGATCTGGACGGCGTTGCGGCGTCCATCAGCAAGCTGTCGCAGAACATCGGCAAAGACCCGGAGAAATTCAAGGCGCTAGGCGTTACCGCGAAAGAGCCGCTTGAGGCCTTCAAGCAGCTCGCCGATATTTTTGTAGCGATTGATGACCCGCAAACCCGCGCCGCATTTGGCGCCGCAGCGCTGGGCAAGTCCTGGCAAAGCGCTGCGCCGCTGCTGGCCGAGGGCGGAAAAAGCATCGGCGAGATGGTTGACAAGGGCACCAAGTTCTCTGGCATCACGAAAGACATGGCCGAAGGCGCCGACAAGCTCAATGACCAGCTGGCCGAGCTGAAGGCCGTATCCGACGGCATGGGCATGAAGATGGCGGGCGAGATGGTGGGGCCGCTGACCGACATCACCAAGGCCATCAAGGAGGCCTATACCGAGTCAGGCAAGCTGAGCGCGCTTTGGGTATCCATGGGCGCCGTCGGAGCGTTTTTGTTCACCGATGAATTCGCCAGCGCCAAGACAAAAATCAGCGACCTGTCGGACGAACTGGTCAAGATGGAAAAAGAGCGGGCCAGGCGCAATGCGGCGCAGGCGCGCGGCATGGTCGACTGGGTGCTGTTCGGCGATTCAGACGCCGATCTGAGCAAAAAAATAGCCAACGCCAAGGGCCAGATCGCCAGCCTGCAGGACAGCCTGAAACCGAAAGCGCCCGAGGCGCCCAAGGCGCCGACCAGCCCTGTTGTCGCCGCTAAAGTAGCCGCCTTCATCAAGGACCCGAAAATCGGCGGCACCACTGGCAAAGACCCCGACGCCGATTTCAAGGCCTACCTGAAAAACCTGCAAAACCAGATCTCAAAAACTAATGAGCTGAACGCCGCCGAGAAGCTGCTGGCCGACATTCGCAGCGGAAACCTGACGGTAGGCGCCGCGCAGCAGGTGCAGCTGATGACGCTGGCCAAGGAGGTCGACGCCACCAAGGACGCCTTCGCCATCGCCAACGAGCGCGCGGCGCGCCGCCGCAAGGACGACGAGGACAGCATCCAGGGCATACGCGATATAGAGGCCGCGCGCGCGCAGGCAGCCGTGCAAAACGCCGCCGATGTGGAGAATATTCGCGCCAGCCTGCTGACGGGGCCGCAGGCCGAAAACGAGGCTTACGCGCAGCGATTGGCATCGCTGCAAACGTTTCACGATAAACGCATAGAAAATGAGGTCAGTGCCAACGCGATCATAGAGGCCGAAACCGCCAGGCATGAGCAGGCCAAACAGGACGCGATGCTTTCGGCCGCGCAAAACGTACTGAGTATTGCGCAGTCATCGGCCGGCCAGCTTTATGACGCACTGAAGGCCGCCGGGCTGGAGCAGACGGCGCTTGGCAAGGCGTTGTTTATTGCGCAGAAGGCGATACAGATCGCCTCGATCATTGTGAATACCGAGGTCGCCGCCGCTGCGGCGCAAGCCGGCATGATTGCAGCTGCGGCCGCTACAGCCGCTGTTTCCGGCCCCTTAGGGCCGGGCATCATTGCCGCTGGCATCGCAGCCGGTGCGGCCTACGCGACCATTACCCGTGCGATGGGTTACTCAACGGCCGCCATCGTCGCAGGCACCGCGATAGCCAGCCTGGACAAAGGCACCGACTTTGTCCCGCGCGACATGATCGCGCAGATCCACAAGGGCGAGGCCATCATCCCGGCCGCGCAGAACAGCGGCCGCAACGGCGGCGATATGAAGCTGACCATCGTCAACAACACCAGCGCCAAGATAGGCAAGGTCACCGAGCAGCGCCTGCCCAACGGCGAGCGCGCGCTGATCATCGAGGAGGCCGTGGCCGCCACCGCCGCGCACCTGAGCGACCCCAACAGCAAGACCTCGCGCGCCATGAGCCGTAACTTTGCACTGCAAAGGAGCCGCTGATGGCCGCGCTACCCGGCGGCCTGAAGCCCGTTGTTGCCGGCTACCAGTTTGACGAGCCCGGCGGCGTGCTGCGCACCGAGGTAGCAGGCGGCGCCGCGCGCTATGCGCTGGACTGGGACCGGGGGCCGCAGCGCTTCCAGGTCACGCTGATTCTTGACGCATTGACATTTTCGGTCTGGAGCGCGTTTTACCACCATACGATTAAAAAAGGCGCGCTGGCGTTTGACATGCCGATAGACAGCGGGTTTGGCGCGTCGCCGCACAGCGGCAACATCGTGCCCGGCAGCTACTCCGCCGCGCGTACCGGCGGCATCATGTGGGCGGTGTCATACGTTTTTGAGGCGGAAAATCAGGTTTACGGAATGACCGCCGCCGAGGCGGACGCGCTGATTGATTTTTACAACCAGTACGGCGCCTATGCAAATTCGTTGCTGGCCCGCCTGGCCAAGTTCGCCACTGTAGATAGCAACGTGCTGGCCTACTGATGAGCCTGGACCTCGAAGCCCGCCTGCGCGTATTTTTTGCCAGCGCGCCGCAGGCCCTGCACCCGGTACAGACGCTCGAAATCAGCCACAGCGCCATGGCCCCCTGGCACCTGTGGCGCGAGCCTTATGCGGGAACCACCACGGTTGATGGGGTGGTTAAAACCATGACGCCGGCCAACATCAGCATCAAGCTGGCCGGATCGCCCGGCCACCTTGATCAGGTGTTTCAGTTTCAGCTCGGTTTGGTGGATTCCATGGACTTGTTCCGCGCGCAAATGGACTTGGTACCCATCGGTACGCTGGAAAAAGTGATTGTGATTTACCGCGAGTTTTTGTCGGACCAACTGGACGCGCCGCAAGCCCAGGCGCGGCTGCAGATCGAGAGTATTTCCTACGTCAAAGGCGCGGCCAATTTCAGCGCCGTATCGCCTCGCTTGAATGCCCTGCGCACGGGTGAAAGTTACAACCCGCGAGAGATCCCCATGCTCCGCGCATTCATTTGATTGATAAAAATGGACATCAACGCATACCTCGCCAAGCAATACGGCCCGCAGCCTTGCTGGGAGCTGGTGGCCGACGTGATGGCCAGTGAGCGCGGGGAAATTCCGGTTGACTACAAAACCGTCAACCGCTCGATCCGCGAAATGAGCAGCGCCTTCCGCATCGCCATCCACAAGAGCGGCCACGGCTTCGCGCAGATCCTCGCGCCCATTGACCTGTGCATAGTCCTGCTGGGCAAGACTGAAAAAATCGGCATCCACCATTGCGGTATTTACTGGCAGGGCTCGGTGCTGCATGCGATGCCCGGTATCACCTTTTACGAGCCGATGTCCGTCATCAGCGACCGCTTCGATCTGATCGAGTTTTGGGCCAAGCCCGCCGCGCCGCCATGAGCAAAATCAAGGTCAGGCTGTACGCGCACCCGCTGGCGCCCGCCGCGCCGCAGGAGTTTGAGGCCGACAGCCTGGCGCAGTGGCTGCTGTCGCATTACGGCGCGGCGCCCCAGGTCAAGGTGCAGATTTTCAGGGGCGAGCCGAGCGCGCAAACCGAGATCACCGGCGATGTAACCGCTGTGCTGGCCGCTGATGCCGGCGAGTATGTGGTGCTGCAGAGCCCGGCCGGATTTGAGCTCATCACATGGTTTTACATTGCAGCTGTCGTGGCTGTAGCAACCATCCTGTTGATGCCCAAGCCCGTCATGCCGGGCAACGTCAACAGAACGCAGCAAAGCCCAAATAATGCGCTAGGCGACCGCTCCAACAAGGTGCGGCTACTGGAAAGAGTCGAAGATATCTACGGCACCGTCAAAAGTATCCCCTCGCTGATGATGCCGCCCTACATCAAGTACATCAACCACGAAAAGTTTGAGCACGGGTATTACTGCATAGGGCGCGGATACTTTGACGTGGACGAGCTGCGCGACGGCGACACGCTGATCAGCGCCATCAACGGCGCCAGCGCCTCGGTCTACGCGCCCTTCACCTCGCCGAATTCCGGCGACGCACCACAGCTGCAAATAGGCGCGGCCATTATCGACAGCGTGCTGACGGTATCGCGTGCAATCGAGGTTGACGGTATCGCGCTCAAGGCAAACAACCAGATTGATTTCAGCGGGTCCTCGCAAAACTATTCATTCACGCCCGACGGCGAAGAGTTGATCATTACGCAGCAGAACAAGCAGCCCAACTTCAACGCGGCCGTTGCGGTAGGCGACCGCGTGACGGTCACCATGGCGGACTACCCATACACCGTCACGACATGGTATGACGCCGGCGGCCTGGTGGTGCCTGAAGGTGACCCCAGCGCCGTCACATCCACCAGCAGCACGACCCCGCTCAATTACTCCACCACCTTCGATGTGTTCGGTGTAGGTGACGGTTTTATTCGGGTTTTCCGGCCCGACGCTACACTCCCGATCCCATTCGTACCTGCCACGCTGGATATCAATCTTGTCTCGGAGTACTCCGACTGGGTAACCCTGCCCGATACCGACCGCACCGAAGTCTGGGTTAATGTCACGGCGCCCAACGGCCTGTTCAAAGACGACGGCGGCAAGAGCGCAGCTACAGTCAATTTTGAAATTGAAATCGGGCAGCTGGACGCCACGCTATTTCCTATCGGTAGCCCGGAAATCGTGACCGGCACGCTGACGGGCGCCACCAGCGACGAGCGCGCCGACACGGTAGAGCACGCCACCGCCTGGACCGGCCCGGCGCGCGTGCGTATGCGCCGCACCACGCTTTACGACTACGGCTTTGCCGGCACGGTGCAAGACGAAATCAAGTGGGCTGATTTGTACAGCGTGTCGCCTGTCAGCAAAGCCGATTTTGGCAACAAAACCACCGTGCACACGATCACCCAGGCCACGCCGCGCGCCACGGCGGCGAAGGCGCGGCAGCTCAATTGCATCGCAAGCCGCAAGCTGCCGATTTACAACGGCACTACCTTCTCTGGCGCATTTGACGCCAGCGGGCGCCTGGCCAGCGGCGCCATTTTTTCGACCAGCCGCCTCGTCGACATCATCGCCGCAGTGAGCGTTGACCCCAAGATCGGCGCGCGCGACCTGGCGACCGAGGTGGATATATCGCAGATCTGGGGCGTGCAGCAGCAGCTTAACGCGTGGTCTTCAGAATGCGGTCAGTTCAACTACACATTTGATAGCGACAACACCAGCTTCGAAGAGACTGTCATCAATATTGCTAATGCCGGGTTTTGTATCGCGTACCGGCAAAATGGCAAGATTCGCCTGGCCTTTGACCACGCCCAGGCCAGCAGCTCGGCCCTGTTCACGCACCGCAACAAAAAGCCCAGCGCCGAAACCATCACGCGCAAATTCGCATCAGACGCGGAGTATGACGGCGTTGAATTTGTGTATGTGGACCCGGACAGCAATCAATCAGAAACCATCACGCTGCCGCTGAGCGGGCTGTACACCAAACTCAAGAAATTCGAGATTCCGGGTATCCGCAATTTCGCCCAGGCCTGGCTGCGCGCCAGCCGCGAGTATGCCAAGCTGTTAGCCCAGCGCATCACGCTAGAGACAACAACGACGCTGGACGCGCGCAGCCTGCTGCCCAACGCGCGCATTGATGTGGTCGACAACACGCGGTTTAAATCGTATGACGGTGAGGTGGTGGGGCAAAGCGGGCTTGAGCTGACGCTGAGCCGCGACGTGGCCTTTGCGCCCGCCCTGCCGCATAGCGTGGTACTGATGCGCCGCGACGGCTCGCTGCAAAGCATACCGGCCACCGCCGGCAGCGCGCCCAACAAGATCATCCTGCAAAGCCTGCCCAGCGAGGCGATTACCACGGCTTACGGGCCGGACGGCATCCGCACTATCTATAGCTTTGCCGCCGACAGCGCGCGCGGCGCCATGGCCTGGCTGGTGCAGGAAATCGACATCAGCGACGGGCAGTATGTCACGCTGCGCGCGATCAATTATTCAGAGAGTTATTACTCCGCCGACTTCGCCGCCATTCCGGCCAAGGCGTCGGTTATTAATTAGGGAATCAGAAAATGCCGGCCATCAATATTACAGACCTCAACAACGCCAAGCAGGACGTTGACCATATTGCGGCGATTGCTACGTCGCCGGCGCTGACCGCAACGGACCGGCTCGGTAATTCAAAAAATACCATTGCCGGTGCGCTGGTCTTGATTAATGCCGACGTTGCGGAAGTCGAGGCGCGCAAGGTGTTGGCGCTCGCTGTGGATATTCCTGCGGCCATTGACACCATCCGGGCCATCAACCCGCGCGGCGAATGGACACCAGCGACCGTCTACGCCGTCAAGGATTTAGTCAAAGTCACCACCGCAGGCCCGGTTGTCGTTTGGTATCTGGCGCTTGAGTCGCACACCTCCTCGGCGGCGTTTGCTACCGATTCGGGTAAGTGGCGCGTCTATCAAGGCGGGGCCAGTACGACGAACTATTCTCCCGCTGTCGCTGGCATTCCGCAAACCGTCGAAAGCGTGCTGCGCAAAAATCAGTATCTCTCGCACTTCATTCCTGTCGGAGTCAATCCGGCCGTCACTACGTGTGAAAGCTATATACAAGCGGCTGTGGACGCCACACCAGTCGGCGGGACGCTGATGCTAGACGTGGCAGGGACAGTGCTGGTTGATTCCATTCGTAGTAAATCCGTCCGTATTTTTAACGGCAGCGGCAAACTGCATTCATGCTCCGTGCTTGTCAACCGTCCTATTTACGTCAAAGGCACTGAAACCTGTTTGTTAAAACTCAAGGATTTCAGTTCAGCCTGGGCTGCAATGACGATTGACGATAATGTGTCGGTGCTAATGGTGACTGTATCCGGCGTGACGATTGATGGCGTGCATGTTGACGCCAACGCCGATAACCACTACGAAATGTCAGGCGCATTTAAATATTGGGAAACCGGGCCGACAGACAAGCGCCCGGCCAATGGGATTGCCGTCGTTGCCGTCAATTCTGCCCCGAATCTCGTGGACATTGAGATTAAAAACAATGTTATTAACAGGACGCTCGCCGGCGTTGCGTTTTTTGGCGACATGGAGGCGCCGGGGAACCCGACATTCCTGAATCGAACCAGAACAACCGGTGTGATTGACGGTTGTATTGCGCAAAATAACCTTGTGACGCGTGCCCGTGGCAATGCAATTATATTTGGCGGCGGCGTGATGGCATGTAAATCCCTGCGCAACCGCGCGGTTAACTGCATGTACTATGCGGTGCGCTATTACTCGGATGTGATTGATTGTGAGTCTATCGGGGATATTGAATTTCGGGACTGCGACGCCATTGTTGCCCGCTACAACTCTACAGACAACGGTTACTACCGGACCAACGACAGTTCAGTTGTTGCGTTTCTGATTACCCGCACCGGATTTGGCCAAGGTGGCGCCTGGAACTATATTAATAACACGCACAACATACGTGATTGCTCGTTCAAAGGGGCGCGCGCAAAATGCAATCGCATGGCAGTGGGTCACACTACCTATTTCGAAGATACCCAGGTGGACATGGCAGCATTTTCTTCAGTAACAACCCCGCCAGGGATGGAAGTAAGCGACTGCCGCTCGGATGGTTACTTATATGGGATTGGACTTTATACGCCGACCAGTGTCCTTACTGCCAGCCGAGGGCCGGTGAAAGTCAAAAACAATATATTTCTCAACAGCGTTTCGCTGGCCATGTTGCTGGACAGTACACCCATGTTGCAGGTGACCGGGAATGATTGCACGGGCACGCAGAGTTTCGCGCATGCGACTATCAAGAACGCAACCAATAGCGTAGTCGAAGGGAACAGCTTTTCAAATGGAACAGCAATTGGCGGTAAGTCCGGTATCAATATCCAGGGGGATGCAACTGGCCTGATAATAGGCAGGAACTACTTTGACTCTAATATTACACAGCCGAACCAAGTAAGCCAGAACGTAGCATCAACGCCCAAACTTGTCGTCGGGAATGAAATAGCAGTCACCACTTTTACAAATGGCTGGATTGCCAGCGCATGGCAAGCGGGGATAGCAGGCGCGGAAAATAGTATCAAGGCTCTGCAAAATAGCGGATTGGTTGTTCTGTGTCTGAGATTGAACGGGGTATCCAGCAATTCAAATGAGGCTGTGCTCCTGCCTGTAGGGATGCGGCCCCGTACCAATACCGGCTTTGTGCTGGTTGACGCCGGGGGCACCAATACATCTTATTTCGCGTGTGTGCTGATAAACGGCGTGGTGACGATTTATGGCTATCCGGCAACAGGCAGGCCGACAGCGCTGATGGGCAATATCACGTATGCCGTTTAAGGTAACCACGCGCCGCCATGCCCAGCCCTGAATCCATCGCCGGCACCCTCGGCGCCGGCCCGCTGACCAAGGACCCCAGCGAAAACGTCAGCGCGCTTCTGATGGACGCCATAGACGGCCGGCACCGCGAGATCGCGTCGCTCAAAGAGCTGATATTCACGCGACTGGACGCGATGGACAAGGCGGTCACGCTTTTTTCTGACAACCTGACGCGCGTCCCGACAAGCGTCGACAAGCAGGTAGGCAACCTGCGCGACCTGCACGACGAGCATTTCGCCCGCGTCGCGGTGCAGTTTGAGGGCATTCAGCTGCAGTTTATCGAGCGCGATACGCGCACCGAAAAATCAGCCGAGGACAGCAAAATCGCCGTCGACGCGGCCCTGCAAGCGGCCAAGGAAGCGGTCGGCAAGCAGCAGGAAAGCAACTCGCTGGCGATTGCTAAATCAGAGACCGCCACTACAAAACAAATTGACCAGATCAACTTGAACGTGCAATCAATCAACGCCGCGCTGAACGACAAGATCGACGACGTGCGGACGCGCCTGACCACGATTGATGGACGCGGGCAGGGCGCTTTCGGCGCCTGGGGCGTGTTGGTGGCCGTGGTGGCCGCGGCGGTCGGCCTGGGCGGCCTGCTTATCAGCATGCGCGGCGGCGGCGGCGACAAGAGCGCTGCGCAAACGCCGTCCATCATCTATGTACAGCCGCAGCCGCAGGCCCAGGCGCCTGTGGTGATTCAGCCGGGTAAGTAATTAAGCAATTACGCAACTACGTAAAAAAGGAAATATAAAATGCCAGATCCCACAAAAGCACAAGCCCAGGCCGGCCTTGACGTCGCTGGAAAATTTGTAGCCGCGCAGAGCGCCGCGCCGCCGGTGCCGCCACCGCCAGCACCTAGCTATCCAGCTTGGGTAGAAAAGCAGCCCTACACCGCCGGCGCCATCGTGCGCTACACCGACGGCAAGCTGTACCGGGCAAAGTATCCCAATCCGGGCTACAACCCAACCGTCAGCACGTATTACTGGGAGCCCTACACCGGCATCAATCCGCCGGCGCCACCGCCCACACCGCCGCCGACAGGCACGATGGACCCGGCCGCCATCCCGGTCGGCAGCCACGACAACATGTTCCTGCAAGTTGGCAATCCCACGGACGCCTACTATGTTGAAGACAACCGCTGGGGCCTGGGCGCCATGACCGAGGGGCCCGCCGCCAATCAGTACCAGCAGGCGGTGGGCGTTGATCCGGCCGTGGGCGCTAGCGGCGAAGTGGCGTACCGCATGAAGTGGCGCTGGCCGGCAGGGCCCAACGAGGTCAAGGCCTACCCTGCCATCATCAGCGGCCAAAGGCCAGGCTACAGCTGGGGCCAGCCCGTCATGCAGCCCGATGGCACCATGACCGCCAATTCTGGCGTGACGCCTGGAACGTTCTTTCCCCTGCGGCTGCCGCTTAAATCGCTGAAGTCGAAATTTGCAGTGAAGAACGTCACGGCGCCTACGGGCATGGGCCACCTGAGCTACGACATATGGCTTCAGTCAACACCGGCGCAGGACTCGCCAAAGGCCAATTCTTCGATCACCCATGAAATCATGATCCCCTTGCAGAACTGGGGCAACTATGGCGGGGCCAACAACCTGCCCAACGGAAGGAATTCCGGCTGGTATGACCATGATGTGACCCTGGGCGGGCGGCTTTATCACGTCTATGCCACCAAGGGAACAGACGGGGCGTTTTTGTATAACTTCTGCCAGGGCATGCTCAATGGGCGCTACGGCAGGACCGGCTGGAAGATGATTGCCTTCGTGCCCGATGTGTTCCCCGTGCCCGCCGGCGAGCTTGACTTGGCCGCCTTCATCAACCACGTCGCCACCCGCAAAGACGTAAAGGGCAATCCGTGGGCGGTGGGCAATGAGTATGTCAGCAGCGTCGAGCTGGGCGTGGAGCCGGTGGAGGGAACGGGCGACATTGCTGTGTATGGCTACAAGGTGTCGCTATGACCGCCGCCGCTGAAAGCAACCTGAGCCTGGTGCGCAGCACGTTGATCGCGGTCGGCGGCGTGCTGACCGCGCTGGGCTGGGTGAGTGCCGAGGTGGTGCAGCAGATCGTCGGCGCGGCGCTGATTTTGATCCCGGCCGCCTGGGGCGCATGGCAAAAGGTGCAGGCCGACCGGGCCGCCGCCGCGCAGGCCGCGCTGGCCCTGAATGTGGGCATGGCCTTGGCCGACGTGACCATCGGCAAGACCCCGCCCGTACCGGCCGCGAAGGCGCCCGAAGTCATCAAAGCGTTTGAGCCGCTGGTGCTGATGCCGCTGAGCCCAGAGGTGGCGCCGGTGGTGCGGCCGATCCCGCCCGAGGTCGTGGGCGCGTTTGTCAAGCCGCCTGAGCGGGTGGCGCGGATGTTTGTGCAGCAAAAGGCCGGCCCGCAGTGAGTAAAGTCCTGCAGGTCGATTTTGGCGCCCTAGTGCCCCGGCTGGACGACCAGCTTTTTGCGCAGGGCCTGGTCTACAAG